CTTCTTTTCAGCTTCAGGCATGTCTTCAAAATCTTTCCATGTGCTATGATCAGGAACTGGATCACCATCTTCATCGTGACTATCCCCTTTAGCCATAGCCTCTAGAATCTTTTGAAGTTTACTTTTACCACCACCTTGCTGTTCTTGCTTATCTCTTTCTTTAGATAGGATATCATAATACTCTCTACAACCAGCCTTAACAGGTAAGTTGTATTGTTTAAATGCATCACTATCTATAGTACATCCACCTTCAGGAAGATACTGTGGATCTATATACTGATTAATCTCCAAGTCCATAGCTATGTTAGCTAGGCGCTTATCTGCAAAGTTATCATGCATAGTTAAATGGAAGAATGCTATATGCAATAGCTCATGCTTTAGTAGGCCAAGCTTGTGGTCAGAGCTAAGGCTGTTCCAGAAATCTTCATTTATCGTAAGCTGATAATTAATATTGTTCTTACTCACACCTGCGGTAGGAACTCTATTCTGCCATACCTTGTTTAGACCAATGAGAAAGAGCCCATAGAAGGGCTCCTTTAACATTAGTTCTTTACCGGTCTTGGCTAGGCTTTCATGTTTATCCATGTTTAGGCACTAGATTAATTTTATAATTTTTAATAAAGTCAAACCCCGCATCAGCCAATCTGTTAGTTACATCATAAGAGAATCTGCTAAGGCAGAATCCTAAATGTAACGGGTCCTGATTAGGTGCAGAGAAGTACTTTATTATGTTATCCCAATCTACATGTGCATAACCTAAGTCTACTTCAAAGTATAACTTAAGATCTGCCATTACTTTTTCATCAAAGAATTGCTTACGCGTATTAGCAGAAGGTAACTCTTTATACAATAAGATTAAATATACAAGGTTCTCTTTAACATTCAGATTAGATATTAAAGCTTTTGCAATAGTATGATTCTCATTATCAGATGAGTTAATCATGTCTAGCAAATTAAAATAGTTCTGTTCCGTAAGTTTATGTACTTCAGTCATTTATCTTTTGAGTTTTTAACATCCACATAGGTGGCTTGTCTAAATTAGTAATCCACTCCTTTGCACTTGGTATATAACCATTGCAATCTTCTTTTACATGTTGCTCACCTATATATCTAACCATAACCTTTTTACCGGCTGAGTTAGTAATATAGATGCCAAATATTTCTTCACATTGGAAGATGCCTTCACTATGATGTCTGAATAACCTGTGGCGACTATCTCCTAGCCACCCCTTAGTTTCATCAAACCACTCATGAATAGGTAAGTAATCTCCAATCTCCCCGCCCCATTTCTTAACGGAGCTGCGGGCATGGTCATATGGATGGGCCATTAGAATTCTATGTTCTCTAAAGATACTAATGCAGCTGCCTCAGTAACCTCCCTAACATAACCATCAATAGTAATCTTGTCTGTATCAGGTGTTATAATAACTGTACCGTATCCACCATCATTATTATACCAATCCCACTGATAGTGTTGGTTTAATATATGATAACCTAAATCTTCACATAGTCCGCGTAGATCTTCGGCTACATCATCTACACTTTCCCATTTCTCTTTATAAAAATCTACATCATCTATGGATCCAGAATCTCCAGAGCCATCGTATCTTATTTCTACACGCTGAATATCTAAGTCTCTTAAACGAGACATTAGCGCTGCTACTTTAGTACTTGCCATGTTACTTTTGTTTATAGAACCTTCCCAAGATATTTGCGTTTAACCAGAAGTCTTTCTCCAGTACTTCACACATAAATTGGTACTTTACTTCTTGATAAGAGAGCTCTGTCTTAGAGTAGCATATCTTTAGGATGGTTCTCCTAATAGCTGCCCCAGCTTTATGAGCTGCCTTAAGTGTTTCATTACTACTATAGTAATTTTGATATACAGTTTTTCTTACACGCTTGTAAGTCTTCTTACGTTTATCCGTAGGCATAGCCTTCTTGCTGAGCTTAGTCTTTACATCCGAAAAGAAGTTCTTCTTACCTATATAAGACTTGCGTTCACCATCTATGATAACATCCATCTGGTATACAAATCCTACAGCACCATCAGGAATCATGTCCTCGGTGAATTCTTTATGTTGATATATCCAGCTCATGGTATCTGTATACCTAAAGTACTTGCAGCTAGTTCTGCCATAATACTAGTAGTATTACGATGAGTATCTGGTGCGTCATATCCCTGAACTTCAGCTAATATAGTAAGCATTACTTTATCAGCTTGATCAGGTAAGCAGTACTTCTGAATTCTATTACGAAGACGCTCATGTCTTGTAAGAGGTGCTTCATATATTACTCCCTCTTGCATAGGATATGTTGTTAATGTTGATGACATAATTTTATTTTTTTAATGCTTCTTTTAATAAAGGGTGTAACACTTTTCTTGTCTCGGGTATACCATAGTCTCTAACAGAATCAGACAGATCCTTAGACATGGGTAGTATAACACCAGGTATACCATATTCTTCTTTGTATTTATCCATAGCTTTGATACCCGCTTGGTCATTATCAAACAAAGTACAGATAGCTTTATACTTAAGCTTGTACATTGCTATTGCTCCCGGAGGTATCAATGCATTCTCACTATCTGGAGCTACAACTTCTATGTTATAACCAAACTTAGTAAGACACATTGCGTCCTTCAGAGAACTGCAGATAACTAGATTAGGTACATCAAACTTTAATTGGTCAGTACCCTGTATATAATTCTTTACCTTAAGGAACTTATGCTCAGCAACTTTAGGTTGATAGATCTTATATACAGTACCATCAAGTCTTGTATATGCATAAAGATTAGGACCGTTAATAGTTAACTGATCACCTGTTTCTTTTTCCATACGGTAACTCTCAACAGGTACAACTCTAAATTTAGTTAGAGTATCTGAATCAATACTGAAAGATGTCCAGAATTCTGCATCTTGTTTAACCCACTTTCTGGCAATGTAGTCTTTAACCTGATACTTAGCTTGCTTCTTAAATGATGATACATCAGAAAGAGATTTACCATTAAATAGAAACTGGTTGTAATCAGATAAGATTTTTGCTGCAGTCTGAGAAGGTGTTAGATTAAACAGCTCTTTAACTAGATTGAAACCTGAACCACCTCTACCACTGGAAAAGTCTTTATACCAATACAAGTTATCACTAAAGAATACACAAAAGCTTGGTGTCTTTTCTGTAGGATTGAACAGAGATTTTATTTTAAGATCTTGACCAGTGAGTCTTTCACTTAGATTACAGTAGTACTCAAATATCCAATAAGACGGGACGTCATTTAAATCACTTGTTAAAGTTTTTGTAGATATCATAACAGAGTATTAGAGACAAAAAAGGGGAGTGAAGATACTCCCCTTAATGTCAATTAACAAATTAATTATAACTCAAAATCAGAACCCACTGAAGATGAAGTAGTTACATTGTTATCTCCAAAAGAGCTAACAGCTTCTACTTTCTTTCTTATGATGTGAGCTTCCGCATTGAACTCAACTACACGACTATCAGATGCTGGTACAGAAGCAGACTCATAAGCATACTGTCCTTTACCTGGTCTAGCAAAGAAGAGATCAAAATTGGTATAACCTTTATTATTCTGATACTCTTTACCTGCAATGCAACAACGTAAAGACTTACCTGCAAATGGCTTGTCACTACCGAACTTCTCAAATAAAGATTCAATAGTCTCATGCTTATTGTTCTCAGCCTCTAACCAAGCTGAACAACCTAGAGCAGAACAAAGATTCTTAAGAGCTCTTACTAGCTCCATGTTACGGTTAATCTTGATACCAGTCTTTGTAGTAGTATCAGCATATGCATACTGAGACATCTTTACAAATGCAACCTGACCCTTATGACGTCCCAAAGACTCATCTTCTTTGTTAATGAAGAAGCCCTCAAAACCTTCACCCATATCAGGACCCTCAAGACCTAATACAATATTGAAAGCCTCCTTGTTATAAGGTGGTGTCTCTAACTTAATAGAGTTAAGGGTAACAATGTGGTTACCTGGTTCAAGAACTTTTGATACGCTGTTTGAGCTATCATCTGAAATTAATGTACTTATCATTTTACTTAAAATTAATCAATATAAATTTTATCCCAGTGAGTAATTACCTCACCATCTTTATCCATTTCTGAAAGAACTATCTCTTGATTGCTCAAGTGCTTTGGTCTAGCACCGCAAGCTATATCATCTGCAGTCTTAAAGCTTAGGATGTTTTGCTTTCCTTTTCTGTAAAGGTAACCAATAGAATCTGAATTTGATGCGGTAATTCTTTTAAGTTTACCAGTCAAATCTAAATCTAATGAGTTGAATTCAGATCCATTCTTTTCAAGAACAGTATCTTTAACGTGCCCTACTAAGATAATTCTAGGAGCCCACGTCTGAATATATGCTACAACCTTTGTGAAAGCTTCTCTAAGATACTGATAACCAGCACCATTAGGTAAACCAATAATGTTACCATACATACCTTTACCTGAAGTGAACCAGTTCTTACCCATAGGGGTCTTACTATAGAGTTCTTCAGCATAAGGAATACACATCTCTTCTAATGCAGTGATGGTATCTACGGCAACATACTGATAGGGATTACCGGCTTCTTTAATAGCCTTACCAATGTGCTTAATCTCTTCAATAGAGTTAGCTTCTACCTTCATGGCTTCAAGATACTTAGAACCTTTCTCAAGGTCTAGTATCAAACAGTTATCTAACTGAGATAACAGTGTTGTCTTACCAGTCTTAGGCTTTGAGAATATAATCAGGTTACGCGGGCTAGCAGCCTCAGCAGGAACCTTCCCTGTAGGGAGTTTAATTTCCATATTATTTTACTAAATCGTTTAACCAAGTCTTCTTACTAACAGGCTCTCTTAAAAGAATAGCAGCTAGATCTCTAATA